CCCAGGTGTAAGCCTCGTTCCAGTTGGCTGAGTTATCCACAAGTGATGCTGCCCATCCTGATTCTGTTGATCTCACGATACCTGAACCTGGATAGACCTGTTCAGTCCCCCCTTCGCCGGCAGGAACTTCCCATGCACCATCCTCACGGAGGTACCTGACAGCCGGAGATGCACCGGTAAACTGGATACCTCCCCTGACGGAAGCAGAGGCATAGGGCATCGAGGCCCAGATATCTGGAGGTAGCCATCCTGTGTCGGCATACGCTACAATGTTCTGATCGCAGGCTATTGGTAATTTTACCCTGAGATAAGGGCTTGCTCCTCCTACATATTCAAAGGCATCATGCAATGCTTGACTGAAATGGTAATACTCATCAGTTGCCCCTCCCTGGATACCGAGTAAGAGATTATGATACTCTACTCCGGTGCCACCTCCCCCGGCTGCGGGTGCGGCCCAATAGCGGGTGCCGTTAGCCTTGGAGTAAAGAGTATAATCATCTGCCGTAGGATTGCCAAGGGATCTTTCATACCTGGCATCCCCCCGGGCCTGATTGAAGTATTGTAAATGGTCATCATCGGCAAGCCCTGAGAGGTTTCCATGGTCGCTGACAAGCTCAGAGGCAACGTTGATACCAACCAGGTCACTGATAAGCACGTCAATGGAGAGAGCATCCCGGAGTTCCTGTATGAATACCCCGGGGCTCTCCATTAAGCTGATATCAACTCTCCCCTCGCTCATTACTTTGACTTGACTATTTCATGAAACTTTCCCTTGTTTTTAATGATCCGTGTTCCTCCCGGCACCTCTGCGTCTGGCACATGAATGTCAACTTGGATCTCATTGCTGTTACCGGCAGCGGCGCTTGTCATGGTCGAAGTAAGGACCATAAGCACCCTCACATCACCTGTCTCCACAATCTTGGTCGTGAGCCTTGTGTAGCCATCAGGCAGAGGTGACTCACGAAGGATAAAGCGCCCTACTATATCACCTGTGATGGCATTATACAGATGCACCTTCACCTCCAATACCTGTGCAAGGTTCGAAGGATCAAGCTGTACTCCACTCTCATTGTAGAGGCGCAAAAGATATTTGGGCGTTGAACCTGATAATACTGCCATTACGCTACAGATTTAAGTTTCTCTCTCTCCATCCTCCTCTTGGGGCTGTCGCATTTATAAGTACCAGCCTTCCCTTTGTTCCATGGGATTCTGCTCCTCATCTTGAGTCTCGTTTCTTCAGTCCACTTATGGCCCTTATTCCCAGATGTTCTACCTTTTAATGTTTGACTAATTTTTCTTTTTGTTTCCTCTGCCATCGTAGTCGGATGCTTCCCCCTGTTTGAGTCACGTATTTTTTCTTTATGTCCCTCACTCTTCGGTTTGCCTTTATGAACTAAGCTTAATTTTCTCCTGTGCTCCTCCGAAAGTGGACCTAATTTTAATCCTTTGTTCCAGGGAGTACTCCCTTTTTTTGAGTCAGATATCTTTTGTTTTACTTCCTCTGGGAGATTGTGTGGTAATTTAAAATCAACTGTCCTAATAATATTAAACCACGGATTCGAGAGATCTATGTAATATTGTTCACGAATCATCAGAAAGGACGGCAAGCACAATTCCAGAATAATGAAAACAAGATCTTCTTCACCATATTTATTATAGTGATTTTGAAGTCTGCCATTTTCATGTCTCATGCTCCGTAATTGACGAAGATGTTCCTGCCATCTTTTCTTGATGTTCTTGGAGCTACCCACATAGCTTTTGTCAGGCTTACATATTGACTTTATCTGGTAGATTCCAGTCATAGCCCGAGAATAGAGTTATCTTTCTATGTAACTGATATATATTGAAACTTTCCCTGCCAGAACTGCGGCCCAGTTGGCTCCTGTCGGGGTAGCGGAACAATATACCTTGGATGCAGCTGCAGCCGGAGCAACGTTCATAGTTGTCAGGTTTGCAGCAGTAATGGCATTAGCAGCCATTATTGTTGCGCTTGCGATAAACTGCGCACCAGAGCTTGCGTTTCCTGTCTCCATGACAAGGGCAGAAAGGTTGGTTCCTGCAAATGCCACCTCTGTGACAGTTTTGACATCAAGCACCCTTGCTTTGGCCGGAACGATGGCACCGAGGTCAATGACCTGTTCATTGGTGTTGGCTGCGGTTGCGAAATTGAAGTCGCAGTCTGCTACACCTACACCGCCGATTGTCTTCTTGACGGTCTTAACATTTGAACAGGCGATACCCTTATGGGTAAACTGAGTGGGACCGGCACCAAGGGCATGTTCTACATTGTAGTCCTTTGAAAACAGATACAGAAATGGTTTTGCCATCCGTATCCTGATAATCTGAGATAAGTTCATTGCTTTTGTTGTTAATTGTTAATAATTAGTTAATTAACTTGGACAGATGGATCACTGATTGCTCAAGCGCCACCTTTGCGCGGTTTACATCACCCAAGGTAGCAAGCACCTTTGAGGCAGCCCGCCAGGCAAGGGTATCAGCAAACTCTTCAGCAAGATCTTCTGGTAATGATTCCTTGACATACAGGGCAGTACTGGGCACCGCATCTTCAAGTGCCTTACCACATTCAAGGTATCTTGCAAGTGCTCCCCCTGAGAATTGTTTCCTTACGAGGGCAACAAAGGGCCTTCCATAGCCCGAGCGCAGATACTCATTCTCCTGCATGTTATATTCTTCGTTCTCCTGGGAGATAGCCTCACGGACCGATCTCTTCCACAGGGGAAACTTGACCTCATGAAGCCGCACGAAGTCTGACGGGACCGGTATATACGCACGGTCATCAGCATATTTCAGTATGCTCTCTGCCGGCGATCCGGATTCAAGGGGGATAGGCATCGGGGTTAACAAATAAAGCGGGCCCTCCATGACGATCTCGCGGGCGCTCTCATCAAGGAGAGGACCTATATACGCATCAAAGGGTGTTCCTACACCTTCGGGAGTATATTCGTCAAGGATAACCTTTACCTTATTTATCAACCCCGTCCTGTCCATGATTACGCGAGATCAACAAAGTTGATTTTCTTCTCAGCTGCGAACTTCTTCACTGCGGGACCGTTCGGCAGTTTGCTTGCAGTCGCTCCGCAGTTCTTAACCAGGTAATCCCTTGCAGCCTGTACCGTTGCTATATCGGGAACATTGGTAAATCCATCGCCGGCATTGCCTCCGGCATCTGCGCCATCACCTTCATTATCTGCGGGTGGAGCCGGAGGTTTCGGTGCGGTCTTGGCTTTTGATGTGGCAAGGTCAGGACCGGCAGTTTTCTCTGTACGGATACATTTAAATGATATGCCGTAAGCGGAAGAGTTGTCCAGGGCTTCAATAACATCGGGGTTTTCCGTTGTATATTGGCCCTTTGAGTCAGGTGCATGATTCCCGCTTCTGAACTGGATGAGTGCTTTGGCACCATTTACCATCTCATAGAAGTCAAGGGTCTTAAACCCGACTGCCTGATAAGTTTTTCTTACTCCCATTGTCTGATTGTTTTGGTTATTGTTATCAGCTAAAGAGCCAGGGATGCGCTGGGCACCCCTGGTCTTAGCCTATTGGTTACGCTCTCGGACGTATGATTGCGTGAGTGTCGGGATAACGAACAATAACACCGCAGGTTTCCTCAATGACTACTGCATTGGCGTTACGCTGACCGGATGAGATCAGGTCAAGTTCCTTAGTCTTGAGAGGTATGAAGGTATGCTTCTCAATGAAGGAGAGGTCAAGGACTAACCCGTTGTCTTCCCATCCTGCCTGATCAAGCAGCGGATGATGGAAAAACCTCAGAAGGCCGAAGTTTGTCTCAATCTCCTTGAAGGTAAGACCATACTTCACCATTGTCTGTTTGCCCTGAATCTGCTTGAGAACGGTGCCTACCTTCATCAGGTTAGCCATAAGTCCACTTCCTCCGAAGAGATACCTTACCTCTGAACCGCTGTTGCCCTGGAAGATGGTTTTAGAGGCATCAACAAACCATGCGTCATCAATAACCCTGTCTGTACCACCAAGGCCATACTCAACGGCTTTAGTAATGAAGTTGGCTATACCTCCGGTGGAATACCTCTTCTTGCTGTTTACAAGGTCGGTAAACTCTGACCTGATCCCGAAGAGGAAAGACTGCTCCATGGTAGCTTTCATGTCGAAAACGTTCTGCGCCTCATAATCGGTGAAGGTCCAGTCAACCTCCTTCTGATGCAAGCGCTGATATATGGACTCTTCAACCTGTGCCATAAAACGCTGCACATAGTTGTAGCTCTTCTCAGGCAGGATAGCATAAGGAGAGGTCTGTGCATCAAGTTCATGTTTACATGACCCAAGTCTTACCATCCTTGTGTTGGCAGCAATGGAAGGAACCGCTTTGATTGCAGAGCCCTCAACGGTATCATCAACACCATTGAGCGGCTGAAGCTTAACAGTATTGCCAGATGTGTCCTTGGAAATAACAAAGCACACAAGATCCTTTCCGTCACCACCGGTAATGCCCTTGAACATCACAGTGTCATCAGCTGCCCACATACCGACGTTCTTAACCCTCAGGTCCTTGGTTGTCACACCAGAGCCAGCGGAATGAGTGTGAGCCGTATGAACCTCGTCATAAAGTGGACGGGCATCAACGGCATAAAACTCAGTCTTCCATGACTCGATGGGGGTTGCCTGACGGATCTGCCTCATGATAGTATCAAGAGGTGTGGCCGCGGGCCGCATCTGAGTGACCAGCTTGGATACATAATCCTGGTCCAGGTAGGCAACTCCGGCCTTAACCTTTTCAGTGCTGACAGTACCGGTACCATCGGTGCCACCTGTTACAGCAACACCAGTAGCCATCGTTACGCCAGCCGCACCCATCATAAGAGAGGTACATGCTATTGCCACAAGTACGAATACCAGCGACAATACTTTAGTTCCGATATTAAAAATGTTAGTGTTTCTCATTGTGTTTTAAAATATTAGTTAGCGTTCTGTGTCCAAAAATCCGCGATCCCTCATTCGGTCGCGTAATCCTCCGAAGTACCCTCCCTTCTTTCCTTCATCAGGGGAGTCGGGGGACTTGCCGAGTTTGGGGATTCCATCACCGGTCTGATCCGGTTCTTCTTCCCTCTGTGCCACTATCTTCTCATTGCGGCCTGCAATCCTACCCTCCTCCCGGGCATCCTTTATATCCTGCTCATAGGTCATCGCCCGGCGCATAAACCTGAGCGAGTCCTTGGTAATCTTCCCGTTGTTGAAATCCTCAAGCATCTTCTCAATGCTTACGAGGAATTCATCGGTGGCTTTCTCGTCAAGGTTATGCTCCTTGGCGAATGCCTCAAGTTCTTTTCCGGCGGCTTCGAGGTTGGCAGCGTAGTTTTTTTCAAACTCCCTGCGCTTTTTCATCTTCTCCTCTCGCTCGGTCTTATTCTTGGCCCAGCCTTCATAGTCCGGATCGCCTTCTGTCGGAGTGAAGTCCTCGGCTGAAAAATGCCGTGCGGCTGCCTCACGGAAGGACGCACCGCTCATCATATCGCGGACCATCTCTCCTACTGCCGGTTCTGACTCAAAGAGCGCGATGAGCTTCTGGTTGGCTTTCTTTCCTTTCTCCCTGTAATCTTCCAGAGATGTAAGGTATTCATCCATTGCCGTGTCATAGTCCTCATCCTTCTCGAAGGTGCGATCCGGAAATGCCTTCGTAAGCCTTTCGTGATACTTGTGAGGCGGTTTGCCCTCCTTGGCTTCCTCCTTCTTCCCGGGTTCCTCTCCCTCTTTTTTGGGAGGCTGTTCTTTCTTCTTCGCCTTCTCTCCCTCCGGTGTCACCTTCTCTGCTTCTGCACTTGCCTCTCCCTGAGTATCTTGTGCTTTTGCTTCGGTGCCGGCGGCTTCGGCTGCTACTCCCTGGGCCTGGGCTCCCCCTGAAGAGGATTCTCCCCCTGTGGCTCCGGTGCTGCCTGTGCTTGTGCTGCTACCTGATGATTCTGACATAACGTTACTGCGTTTTGGTTGTAGTTATTCACCGTCAAACCTAATCAATGTGTTGAAATGTTTACGGACAATAAGCCCTGTATAGCGGACAAAAAAACCTATATTTACGGCATCAACGCAGTATAATGAGTCAACCCGGAGAAAACACATTACTAAGGCGACAGAAGATTTATGATGAATATACGAGGGTGCTTGCCACATATGGCCCCGAGATTGCTCCAAAGCTCTCCCGGAAAGTGATATGCACCGAAGTTGCTGATAACCTGAATTATTCAATAGAATATGTTCGCAAGGTGACGGCAGCATTCCTGAAGAAGAAGAAATGAACGCCTCTGAAGTCAATAGCATAATCAGGGAAAACAAGGCCCGGAGAAAGGCCCTCTTTGCCCCTTATGATCCCGTAACAGGGGTCGGCTCACCTATCGAGAGGGAGCGCATAGAGTTCTCCGTTGGCGGCAATGAGTTTGTATGGGGTATCCCCGTAACCATGTACAATGAGAATGCTGCTCTGATAGATGCTATTGCCCGCGATCACAAACTTGAATCTGTCCTCCATGCTCACGGAATCCCTGCTGACAATACAGGCATTGAGCTGTTCCTTCGTGATCTTATCAATCAGCGGTTCAGGTATGACTATGAATTCTGGTCTGTCACCGCTGCCAGGATACAGGACAAGCGGACAAAACAGATTGTCCCCTTTACTCTGAACCAACCACAGCGCAAGGTGCTTGCCGTCCTTGAACGGATGAGAATAGCTGGGATTCCCATCCGCATCATCATTGACAAGGCCCGTCAGTGGGGAGGGTCAACGCTGGTGCAGATATATATGGCATGGATACAGCTCATTCACCGGACCAGGTGGCACTCATGTATTGTGACCGATGTGGAGGAACAGGCCCGTAACATCCGGGCGATGTATTCCCGGCTCATCAGTTACTATCCCAAAGATCTCGGAGGGTTTGAACTATCCCCCCTGGAAGGATCGAACAAGAACCGGAGAATAGATGAGCGCGACTGCTCAATCATCATTGGATCTTCACAGAAGCCTGACAGCCTGAGAACCTTTGACCTGGCAATGGCGCATCTTTCTGAGGTGAGCTTCTGGAAAACAACTGAGCTTCGCAGCGCAGAGGACCTTGCTCAGAGTGTCCGTGCCGGCGTGGCCCAGGTACCCTTCTCTCTCATCGCCCTTGAATCTACTGCTAAAGGTGTTGGCAATTTCTTCCACCGTGAATGGCTGACGGCAAAGGACGGCAGGAGTGCTTATGCTCCTGTATTCGTGGCATGGTTCGAGATAGAGATGTACCAGAAGGACATCAAAGAGGCTGACCTGTCGGCATTCATTAAGTGGATGGGTGGTGAGCCATACGCATCATACCTCTGGTCCCTGGGAGCCACCCTTGAGGGTATCAAGTGGTATTTCGACTTTAGAAACGGTGAAAATTATGACGAGTGGCGCATGAAGTCAGAATATCCGTCAACGTGCATCGCCCAAGGTGCCAAAATAGGAACAGACCTTGGTATAATACCTATTGAAGAATGTGCTCATGCCAGCATTACCCGAACGGGAGAGATTACTAATTTCCTCAACAATGGTCTGAGAGATGTATTCCGCTTAACCACAAAATATGGATATGAGGTTGAATGTACTCACGACCATCGCATAAAGGTAATTGGTGAAACAGGGCACGAAGAATGGAGAGTACTTGAAAATCTCAAGACAGGAGATAGCATTATTCTATCTGTGCCGAGGTTCGCCGAGGAGATATACGTTCATAAGTGGAAAGAGAACTTTGTTGAGCATAGCATTACCATTACCCCTGAACTAGGTAGATTTCTCGGGATATTCATGGGAGATGGCTCCTACTGCGATCATGTTCTTTCTATTGCTTGTGATGCAAGGGATACGGATTTTATTGATTCAACCATTGAATTGGCTTACAATCTTTTTGGAATAAAGCTCAACAAGAGACTTCTTGGCAAGAATAAGGGCTGTTGCGAGATACGGGCAAAAAAACAATCTCTTACTCCATATTTTAGGGAGCTAGGCATTATTGATCATGAGTGGAAAGAGACAGGAACCAAAAGAAAGGTTTGTGTCCCAGAAATAATTTGGAGATCTCCGGAACCTGTTGTCAAAGAGTTCCTGCGCGGGATATTTGAGACAGATGGATTTAATGGATACGAGGTCCCTAAGATCGGTCTGTTTAGCAAGCATCTTAATTTTCTAAAAGACATTCAGCTATTGCTCTTAGGATTTGGCATTACCTCTATCATACGCCAGAGACCGGCCAAGACAAATCAATACCATTATATCGCCAATACCCTGACACTCCAAGGAGAACAGGCTGACTACTATAGAAACAAAATAGGGTTCTTGAGTGAAAGAAAACAAGAGAGGTTTACAACATGGGAGGTCAAGTCATACATAAAAAGGACAAAAGTTATCCTCTCCGATGTAGTCTCATCTATTGATTTTGTTGGCCCCAAGCAAGTATATGATATTACTATTCGGAAAAGCCATGAATTTTCCGCCAATGGCATCTTAGTTCATAATTGCGAAGAGAGCTTTCAGGCCACCGGAGCAAGGGTGTTCTCTCCCGCTTATGTCAATCAGGCCCGCAAACACAAGATGGAGCCGGAGTTTGTGGGAGATATCCGCGGCAAGACCATCCGTGACAAGACTGCCCTCGAAGATATAGAGCTTATCCAGGCTGACCGCGGCAACCTGTTTATATGGATGTACCCTGATAAGGAGGAACAGGTATCCAACCGGTATGTGGTGTCAATGGATATCGGTGGCCGGAGCCCCGGCGCTGATTATACTGTTATGAGGGTATTTGACCGGTATGGTATCATGGACGGAGGGGTGCCGGAAACGGTTGCGACATGGAAGGGCCACTGCTTCGTTCCGGGGACACAGATTTATACTTCTATGGGATTCAAAAATATTGAAGATATAGGTATCGGCGATGAAGTATGGACTCATAAAAATAGATTCAGAAAGGTTCTAAGAAAGTATAAGCGTCCCTATAATGGAGAGGTTATTTCATTGAAATCACAGGGAAATTACGAAACCGTTACTTGTACTCCGGAGCATCCTTTCTATAGCAATGAAACACTTCCTATAACAAGGAGAAACCCCCGGAATCACCCAGGACTATATACCTACTATACACGAGATGTGCTTGGCAGTCCTTCCTGGATTAGGGCCTCTGACCTCAAATATTTTGCCTACTCAAGAGAGAGAGAAGCCCATACTCATCCTCCTTTTATTATTAATAAGTATAACGGAGGAAAATCAAAACATACACTTCGAGAGATTACTGATCTTAAAACATTTTTCTCAGTTTTAGGATACTACCTCGCGGAAGGACATATTAACAGAAGAAGTAAGGATAGGAATCAATTTCAGAGCATATGCTTCTCATTCTCTTATCATGAGAGAGATACTGTAGCAAAAGACTGCTATGAGAAACTGCTTAGCCTTGGATTCAAGTGCTCTATTATAGAATATAAAAGCGTGAGCGTATGCAGGGTTAGGGCTTATGATACGTTCCTAACAAAATTAGTCCTCGATCTTTGCGGAGAACATTCCTGGGAAAAAAGACTAAGTCCTGTCATCTTCGATTATCCCATTGAGTTATTGTCCATATTACTTGATAGTTATTGGAAAGGGGACGGATCCGTTTATAAGACGGATCAATCAGTGTCTAACATTATCACAACCGTATCTCCCGTTCTTGCACGTCAGATAAGAGACATTTTGATTCTTCTTGGACATAGACCTGGAACATACAGAGTAGTAGCAAAAACAAAGTCAAAAGGAATAAAGAAAGTAAGACCCAGATATAATGTGGTATGGTCTGCATCAGAGATCAAGAAGAATGTCCTACTTCAAAATGAGGATCATGTTGTTTATAAAGTTAAGTCAAGAGAGAGATGCCAATATTCAGGTCTTGTATTTAACCTTGAGGTAGAGGATGATAACTCTTATTCGACCGCCTGCTACATAGTCCATAATTGTGATCAGGACCTTGGTGCCTGGAAAGCTGTGCAGCTGGCCAAGTTCTACAACAACGCCCTGTTCATCCCTGAATCCAACTCCTATGACAAGACCAGTATGGAGGCAGAGGGTGATCACTTCCTGACCATCCTGGACGAGATAGTGAAATACTATCCCAATATATTCGCACGGACTGACCCTGAAAAGATACGCCAGGGGATCCCCGTCAAGTACGGATTCCATACCAACCCGGTCAGCAAGCCGATGATAATAGACTTCCTGAACGCTGCCCTGCGCGATGAGCTATTCTATGAACGCGATGACCGGGTGTTCTCCGAGCTGGACACTTATGAGATCAAGCCTAATGGCCGCTATGGTGCTGTTGATGGCTGTCATGATGATATGGTGATGGCTACTGCAATAGGTCTGTGGGCCTGCCTGAAACACCTGCCTCCCCCGAAGATCATCCTCCCGACTGTCAAGCGCAGACCGGGAAGAATAACCGAAGCAACGATATGACTCTCAAAGAACAGATCAAAGCATACCTGGCAAAGAAGTACAGCGAGACCCGATGGCCGAATGTGTACCTGGCAGAGATAGTGCATGAGTTTGGACCTGAAACAACCAATGCTCTCAACGAGCTGTGGGCTGAAGGAACCGTCCGCTCCGGCAATGGAATCAATGGCAAGCTGGTGATATACACGGAGGACCCGGAAGAGATAGAGATTAACAAGAAGCAATTCGCAAACAGATAGATATGAACTACCTACAGGATTTTATCACAAGAGTAAAGGCCGATTGGAAGGAATGGACCACCTATCAGAAGATTACATGGGTTGAACGCTTCAAGCAGCGCAGAGCCAGGCGCGATGTTATCCGTGACCAGAGGATGATTGATGCAGCATTGGAGAGAGCCCGGATAAAGAATGCGAAAGACGGGCGGACCTATTATATCCTTCGTGACAAGTGGGGAGG